ATATTAAGGGTGGCCCCTCCTGTTTCTCTTATTCTATAGGTTCTTGTACTAATAGGAGCTGGAATATCAAACCAGTAATTTACGCCTGCTTCAAAAAGTTGCTGCTCTAATTGTAGTAATGGTGTCCAATTTATAGTATCTGGAGAACTTTCTATTACTATTGTGTATTCTTGATCTGTAAAAGAAGTAATGCCAACAAAATTAATTTGCTGCGTTATACCTACTCCATAATCATAGGAAATATTCCCATCTGCTCCTGTTTGCGTACATGTGGTAGCTGGGTTGCCATCAAAAGCATTCGCAGCGATGCCACCAGGCGTAGATGCAGGCGTTCCATTTAATATCCTTGTAGAGGTTCTAAGATTAACCTGGATTATATTACTTACGGTATTAGGTAATACATATTTACTTTGATTACTTATAAGGGGCAAAAATGCTGATTGAAGAGTCCATAAATTACTGGATTTATTTAACCATTCAAGTAAGAGCAAATTAATAGCGGTTTTTGCGCTATCTAGTTTTTCAAGTTCGAGAAATTCGCCACTAATCCCTATTTTTCTAAAGGCTTGCCTGATCAGAATTTCTACATTAACTGATTGAAAATCATATGTTCCTGAAGTAGTTGGCATAATTTACTCATAATTTATTACCTTTAAATAAAGGTTTAATGTTTAAATTTCTTAAGAGTTTCAGCTAAGTTAGCTTCTTTTCTAATTAATGGACTCTTTGAATGAGTAGCTTTTTCCAGTTTTTTTTCTGGTATTTTTTTATCTGCGGAAACACCTAATGCTTTATGTAAAGCCCCCTTTCTTTCTGGATTTATTGCTTTCTTAATCCATTTGGAGTCTTTATTATCTCTCATTGCATTTTTTTGCGATCTACTACGTGGCATATTATTCTCCTTTAAATATTTAAGTTTGGATAAAGTTTAATGTCATACTATTTGCTATAGTTGTTGCATTTGCTCCTAATGTTATAAAAAAAGACGAATAAATAGCAGTTGCATTACTATTAGTTGAATAAATATAATTATCACCTATTCCTACTGCTCTTATTTGAAAAAGATTCATATTATTAGTTATAATATCCATATAAGTATGACCATTATTTACTATATTTGCTATGGTACCAAAAAGAGCAAAAGGCACTGAAGCTGCGGTTAATCTTGCTATGGTTAACGTGTAATTAATTACATCACGTTCCATGTTAATTCCTATTAAAGGAAAAATCCCAAACCAACCAGTCCCAACACTAACAGCATTAGCTGCGCCATTTGAACTAATTGATGTAATAGAATCATAGGCAAGGACGCTATAAACAGTGGTACTATTAGGACCTGTTATGCTTTCTGTTATGCTAACCCCATTTTGAATACCATTAATAGTAAAGGTAACACCGGTTAAATTATTAACCGATGTAATAGAAATTTGCCTGATATAACCTTTATTTAAAAAAGATACAGTGTTATTAACTGGGGTCGCAAGATTGCCATTAATAATTAATTTTCCAGCTGCTGCTAGGGTTTGAGTTAAACAAACATCTTGCTCATTTCCCGCTGGAAAAGTGTAACTTAAAAATCTTGCCATATTCTCTTTTACTCCTGTAAAAATATAAATTTTAATGTATCTGTAGTAGGTAAAGTAGAACCACTGATATTTAATAATATATAATTAGTAATCTCAGTAGAATTTCCTATTTGTGAAGTAGTTTCAGCGGTTAATCCCATACTTGGGAAGAATTTTGTACTTATTTGATTTTGCAGAGCAATATAGTTTATATTAATTTGCTCTAATGTTTGCAGTAATGAGTAAGTAATTCCAGAACCAGCTGGAAGTAATACTGAGCAAGAATAATTAATGCTATTACTAACAGTATTTATTGCAATTAATGGTAAATAACCAGCTTTACCAGTACCAATACTTATTCCAGTAACCGCTCCACTTGCTATTACTGAAAATATAATGTCATAATACATTGTTCCATAAACAGTATTATTATTAGGACCTGTTATGCTTTCTGTAACGTAAGCACCGTTTTGTAGTCCTTGAATCATAATAGTTACACCGCTTAAGTTATTAGCCGATGTAATAGAAACTGATCTTATAAACCCAGCATTTATAAATGAAATCTGGTTAGGGATATCAGTATTAAGTAATGTACCATTTAATAATAGAGGACCTGCGGCGCCTAAACTTTGCACGGCACATACAGCAGCTAAATCTACAACCGGCCATTTTGTTTCTATAAAAGTAGACATATTATTTTAATTATATGTTAATAATAAGTAACATGCCCCTTTTTTAAAGAAGAGGCATGTCATTTTAGTTAATTAAATACCAGGTGAACCAAAAATCCCCCGATAGTTAGCAGCTCCGAAGCTATATCTTTCAATAGCCTTAGCCTTAACGTTATCTGTGTTAAAATCGGCATAGGTATCTGTTTCAACAGCAGTTCTTTGGAAATGGATCAAACCATTTTCTGCATCATTTAGTACAAACCATGCTGAAGTTGAAGTTAGATATTGATTTACCCTAAAACCTTGAGGAATGTAGTTATTATGATATAAAGCATTTATATCATTGTTTGCTACATCTACCCTAAAGGCACTATCTAGAAGACGTGAAGCTGCAAATTGTAGCTCACGTGGTATAATTAGTTTTTTAGGTTGAATATTAGCTAAAATCCCACTTTGCATAGGAAATTTCTGGATAGCAATTATTGCTTGCTCAACACCTGCTTCACTAAAGTCAACATATACACCACCAGTACCAAAAGCATTGGAATAAGTTCCGCCGTCTATAGGGTGAGTAGTAGAGCATAATGCTTGACCATCAGCAACTGCATAATTGGCATTAAAAGCATTGTTTAATAAATTTGCGCCAAGAATATTCTTTGTAGACCTTAAAGAATTGCGTAAATTCATTGCTTGTTCTGGAAATTCTCTTGGGTATAAGTTATCCTCAATCGCTTCACGAGTTATTTCGAAGCCCAAACCTACCCTAAGATGCGTAAACGTATTTACTATACGTTGGCCCATAGAATCCATTAAAATTGGCGAGCCTTCGGTTTTAATATCGGCAAGCCCTAAGCCTTTCATTTCAACGATGATTTCTTGGTATTTATCAGATTGCATCGTTTTATATATATCCGTCCATTGTTCCGGATATGTCGGCATTTGGTTAATAATTGCTTTTACACCAGGACGGAGTAACTGAGCAATCGAACTTAAATTAATCATATATAGTTACCTCTCTTGGGTTTAAGCTAATGTAGTTCCGGCAGAATTATGCCCGAACACATGGTTGTTAATAGTTACTCTAAGATTTAGAAACGGCGTTGTAGTAATTGTTAAACCCGTACCCGCTACATTTTGAGGGTTAGGAGTATATCCAAGAACCTTTAACGGTAATGTTGCTGTTGTCTTAATATAATCGTTTGTTAATGGGTTAGTAGTTGTGCCTGAACTTGCCACAGCATAAAAAGCTGATTGACCAGTCAAAGTATTTCCAGTAGCTGGATTTTTCACATTTAGATGTGAATTTGGATCAATATCATTACCAATATCTAAAGCAAGATTACGCCCAAAAAAAGCCGGATATTGATTATTACCCCCAGTAGCATTGACAGTTGGAAAATTAGCATTTGCTAATACATCACCAGGAGTTGATACTTGAATATCATAAACTACGTTTGGATCATCAATTACATGAGCTATAATTGGTGTACCTTTTTTTACTACAGTTGATGCAGGCCAATAAGGCGATTGAATTGCAAGACCAGTTGTCCGGTCTGTATAAATACATCCCATAAAAACACCAAGAATTGGCAAAGCTGAATAAGTACCAGGAGTACCTACTGTTCGTGCAGGAAGATAGACACTAATAGTACCTGCTTGTGCAAGCGTAGGATTCCATACTACTGGGTCACCTGTAAAAATGCTGCCATTATAAGTAGTAGCTCCGTCATCACTTGCATAAATTAAATATGAATTGGTTTTCTCAGTCCAGTCTCCACCATTAATAGATGCAACTGGTCTTAAACCAAAGGGTGCGTTTACACCGTAAGCCATAAAAACCTCTTATG